TATTCGCAAAGAGTTTCCAAGCCGCATTGATGAGGTGGAAAAGCAGAAAATTGTCATTGACGAAGCCTTGATAAACAGTCAGATTGCAGATATTGAAAGCAAAATCAAAGATAACCAGAGTAAGCAAGCCGATGTGCAGAAAGCATTTGACGAGCAGCGCACAATTCAGGCGAGAATTTGCAAGTTAAAGCAGGAACAAATAAAGGCTGCTGATGATGCCAATTCTGAAAGCAGGAAAAGAATTGCCGATTTAGATTCTCAGATTATGGCAGCAAAGGAAGAACTTTTCCTATCCAACAGTAGTTTAAATGCCAAAGAGCATGAATTGCACCAGATTGACTCCGAGATTCGGGATCTTGAAACTAAGCGTTTGAAGCTTTCAAGTGACTGGAAAAGCAATAAAGATATGCAGTTTGATGAAAATTCACTGATTTGCCCGTATTGTAAGCGTGAGTATCCATCTGATCAGCAGGATGAAATGCGAAAGCATTTTGAAGAATCGAAGGAAGAAAAGTTGCAGGAAATCACAGACGATGGAATGAAATGTAAAGAAGCTATTGATGCTTTACGCGAAAAGTTCAATGCTGCAGATGCAGAGCTTTCTGCCCTTCGTGAAGAATCCAATAAAAAGTCAAGAGTTGTCGATGATTTAGTTGCTCAGAAAAAAATTATATCCACTTTAACACCAGCAGAACCAGACGAGGCAGCAAAAGCCAGATCTGCAGAAATCGCAAAGCTTGAAAGCCAGTTAGAAGCAAATACTGCAAATGCAACGTTTGCACAGCTCAAGGCAGAAGAAAATAATCTTCAACATCAGTTATCTGGCTTAAAAGCAGAGCTTGCAAAAACCGAAATCAATATCAAGATTGATGCAAGGATTGCAGAGCTTAACGCTGAGCGTCGAAAGAATGAACAACTAATTGCAGATACGCAGGCACAACTCGACTTGCTGAAACGCTTCAATATCCGCAAGCATGAGCTTCTGGAAAGTAAAGTAAACGAATATTTAGAGTACTGCCAAGTAAAATTTTTCAGGCAGCTTGTGAATGGTGATCTGGAAGAAACGTGTGATTTCTGTGTAAACGGTGAACCATACGCTAGAAACCTTAATCACGGTGCAAAAATCTTAATCGAAATGGATGTCTGCAAAGCATTTCAAAAAAAATACGCTACTACCCTTCCTATCATCGTAGATGACTCGGAGTCTGTTGATGGCTGGAAAATACCAGATGTAGACAGGCAGCTTATTGTTCTAAAAAGAACTGATTCTAAGGAACTAACAATTAAGGAATCGTGATGTGATCCGTGAAATTACACAAACTTACCCAGTCTAAGCTTGATGATTACAAACTTAGAAGTAATTTCACGGAGGATGAAGAGATAGCATTCGACATGTTGTCTAAAGGCAAATCTATCAGCGAAATAGCAACCCGGTTATCTGTGTCGACTAGGACGGTTGACCGCAGGATTGCTGACATAAAATTAAAAATAAACCAACTATAAATAGTCCCCTGGTATTTATAATGCTAGGGGATTTTTGCAACATTATTTAACATTATTCTACAGTAAAGAAATGTTGCACGTATAACTGTAAAGATATTTTTTATAACTTTTTAGTTCTAACTATTGACTTTTTAGTTCTAATAAGGTATTCTATAACCGAGAAAGGAAAAGACATTATTTTACTGTAAAGAAATGTTAAATTAGGTTAAGAATTGTAAAATAATGTAATCACAAAGGAGGTTTCACAATGAAAGTAATATGCATTGCAAATCAAAAAGGTGGCATTGCAAAAACCACAACAGCCACTACACTTGCATCAATTTTAATGTCGCAAGGTAAGAAAGTCTTACTGGTTGACGCTGATCCGCAGGGTAACAGCACTGATACTTATAGAGCAGTATCCAAAGATACGGCAACTCTCTACGATGTTATTTTAGACATTGAAGATCCACTTCCAATTGCGGAAGCTATTCAAAAAACAGAAATCGGTGACATAGTCGCATCCGATCCAGAGCTGAAAACAGCAGATCAAAGATTCCCAAGTGATGGGAATGAGTATTTTAGGCTAAAAGACGCTCTTTCTGAATTAACTGGCTATGACTACGTTATTATTGATACAGCTCCGGCTGACAACAAATTACTTAAAAACTGTTTGATTGCTTCTGACAAGGTCATTATTCCTGTCACTGCAGACCGCTATGCTATTCAAGGTTTGTCAGAGTTGAATAGAACCATCACAGGTGTAAAGAAAAGAAATAATCCTAACCTAGAGGTCGCAGGACTCTTGTTGGTGAAATATAAGAGCCGTCAGCTCCTCGCCCAGGAAGTTAAAGCTTCTCTGGAAGAGATCGCCAAGCAGCTCAATACAAAGGTCTTTTGCACAACTATTCGTGAAAGTATTGCCGTGCAAAAGGCACAGGCAACTAGAACAACTCTCATGAATTTTGAACCGAAGTGCAACGCTGCCATTGACTATGTGCAATTCGCAGAAGAACTAATTAAGGAGTAATTTAAGATGAGAAAGAAAGATAACACCACTACTACTTCTTTTGATGTGACAGCCGGCATTGATTTTGCAGATACTAGCGAAACTGAAATTCCAAGTATCCAGCCGGTAGAAAAAAAGTCCGTATTTGTCCCTGCTCCAGTTGACCCAAGCAGGACTTACACACCCGGATATAATCCAACTCCGAAGATTGGTCCCAATGGTGGGTATGTAGGCCGCAGAGAAGTCCCTGCAGCTGAGCGCAAGATCCAATTCAGTGTATCATGCACTGAATCACAAAAGGCAGCCTTTTCAGAAGCCGCTCGTAAGTCAGGCCGCACCCTAGCAGGATTTGCTTGCTTTGCCATTGAGGAATACATGCGGACACATGATCTATAATTCTTTACATTATTTGACATTTAAAAAAGGTTTAATAATGTAAAGAACTGTTAAATAAAGTAAAGAACTGTAGAAAGAAGGATATATATGAAGAAAGAATTTAATTTGCTTGATGAAAATTGGGTGCGTATATTGCTTCCAGATTATACCATTAAAGAAGTTTCACTCACGGATGTTTTCACTCACAGTCACGAATACATGGATTTGGCAGGTGAAACAGATACTCAAAATGTCGCAATGATACGGCTACTTCTTGCAATTGTTCATTCTGGATTTGCAAGATTTGACTCAAACGGTGATGAGATTCCGCTTTTGAATAGGGATGAAGCAATCAGCCGTTGGAAAAGCTATTGGAGTCTCGGCCATTTTCCAGAAGCATTTTTTCAATATTTAGAAGAATACAGAGAACGTTTCTGGCTTTTTCATCCTGATGCTCCATTCTATCAGGCAAACGAAGCTAAAAAAGGAACTGCTTTTGGTGCTGCAAAGTTAAACGGAGAAATTTCTGAAAGTAACAACAAGGTACGAATTTTTGCAACAAGAAGTGGAGAAGCAAAAATGCAACTAACATATGCAGAAGCGGCTAGATGGCTTCTTTTTATCAATGGGTATGACGATGTTTCTGTAAAGCCAAGTAGGGCAGGTTTGCCGTCAATCAGTATTGGATGGTTGGGGCAAAATACTATTGTTTATGTAATTGGGCGAAATCTTTTTGAAACACTTATGATGAACCTAGTTCCTTTGCAGAATGGTAATGGAGAACTATGGTCTAAGCCTTGTCCGATATGGGAATGCTTGCCGCGATCCGATGAACGCAAAAAGATTGATCCACCTTCTAACCCAGCGGAATTATTCACGCACCAATCGCGCAGGATATTTCTCAAGCGTGAAAACGGGATTGTAACCGGATTTAATGCATTAGGTGGGGAATTTTTTGATAAAGAACGTGTTACAGCTGAAACCATGGCACTTTACATTTTAAATAGTAACAGTGCTAAACCACTTCGCTTATTTAACGATGTTCCATTGTGGCAACTACTCGACAAGATACTTTGCAACAATCAAGATACTGTTACATGGTTGCGCTTAATCGGAATTAGCAGCGCAGGCTTTCAAACTTGCGGAATGATGTATGACTCCAAGGCGATGAAATTTGTTGATGAATGTTCAAAAAGATTTACAGCAAATCTCGATCCTAACTTTGCAGATTACATATCTGTTGGCATTGAGCTGTGCCGTTATATCACAAATGAAATTGGCGTATTGTCATACAACATTCAGTTGGCTAGTGGCAAGCAAAATCCAACTGAACTTAAAAAATATGAGTTTTCTAGTGACCTGGATTTGATTTGGGCCAGATTTCTTTCGTCAAATGCCGCCGAATTTAAAATTTTCCAAAAACTAGTTAAGCAGTCTGCATTGAGCTTTTCCAAATCTTTAATTGATAATGCATCCCCGACATCATTTAGAGGTCGAATAGTTACGGTGAATGGCAAGGAAAAGTATTATTGCACAGCAAAGGCTTATAATTCTTTTTTGTATTATCTCAACCGATTGATACCAGAGGAATTTAATGACCTTGAGGCTGTAAAAGAACATTTGATTTCTTACAAGGCAGAGCTTAAATCAAAGGAAGAAGGTGATTAAGTGGATTCAGAAAATAAAAACACGTTTTCAACCATCATAAAAACAATAATGTTTAAGAAAGAGATGGACGGCACTCAGCTTGCAAAACTATTAGGATGCTCTCAGTCCAATGTGTCCAAAAAGCTTAGATTAAATAATTTTAGAGAAAGTGATATACGTCAGATATCCGAAGCATTAGGATATGACGTTTCTATCAAACTCACATCAAGGGACACAGGAGAGGAATTGCAGATGTTGTAATAGTGTATTTTACATTTCTTTACATTATTTAACTTTATTTGACAATAGTTGACATTTATTTGCAGTAAAATATTCTTTAAAAGAGTTGTCAGTTTATCTGGCAGCTCTTTTTGTCGTTAACATGTCGTATCCCTGTCGTTTTTACATCTTATTTTTATGGCACAATACAGTCAGAATAAGACGAAGGAAGGTGTGAATGATGTTTCCTGAATCATTTTTAACTAAAATATTTGAAAGACCAGATGTATGTATGATTCCAATGCAGTATCAATCAGCAATGATTCAAGCTATTGGAGAGGTCCTTGACGAGGAAGGAGTGATAATCGACGATGCCGATACCAAATCAGATGTATCAACCGTACAACCAACAGACAATGTATGGCCAATATAATAGTTATTACCCGTATCAATATCAACAGCCGCGTTACGATCTGCAGCAAAACCAGCCGCTTTTTAATCAACAGCAAAGCATTCAGCCACAGCAGCAGGCTGGTTTGAACGGAAAGGTCGTGCAAGCTGTCGAACAAATTACTGCGAACGATGTACCTATGGACGGCTCAGTTGCCGTATTCCCAAAGCAAGACATGTCAGAGATCTATACAAAATCGTGGAATGCAGATGGAACCATTAGAACGATTGTATATAAGCCGTACACAGCTTCACAGCCAAATGCGGCGAATAGTTCAGCCGACATGTCCAAAATGAAAATGGGGCTATCTGACGAGGCTACAGAGGCATTTATGGCAAGATTTGATAGCCTCGAAAAGAAGTTTGATGAACTGATGCCTAAAATAGTGCCTAAAAGGTCCGGAGGCTTAAAGAAGGAGGCAAATGAGAATGAATAATCCATTTCAGCTATTTCAAGCCATGAGGAATCCACAGCAGTTTTTGCAGCAGATGGCCGGAAACAGCCAAGCCATGAGCAATCCTATTTTAAAAAATGCTATGGATATGGCAAACAAAGGCGATACAAAGGGTGTAGAACAATTAGCACGCAACCTTTGTAAAGAAAAAGGGATAAATGTTGATGATGCTGTTCGCCAGATAAAAAGTCAATTTGGAATAAAATAATGGGTGAAATTTTATCACCCATTAGAAAAACTACTTATACACTTTTTCTGTAAAAGCTCTTTCAACAGTCCAACCTTTTCGGAGGCGATTATGAAGAACATCCCAACTTATTCCGAGCAAATCAGACCATTCTTTTAGAGTTTTGGTTTCTCCGTTATACTCTATATTCAAATTATTTGATTTGTTTATAGCTTGTTCTCCAGAAGTTGCCCAACGACAATTATTTGGCTCATAGTTACCATTATTGTCAATTCGATCAAGTGTGTAGTTCTCAGGACGTCCACCAATAGATTCGGACCATTCTACAAATTTCCAAAAGTCATGCCATTCTTCGCACACGGTTATTCCTCGTTTGCCATATTGGTAATACTTTGGATGGTTTGGGCTTTCACAACGTCCGATCATGTTTTTCCATAGCCCATATAGTGGATTTTTAGTTCTTCCATCAATATATGCCGGACTATTTTTTAGCAAACAACCGCAACTTTTCACTTTGTGATTTTTAAACAGGTAAGGCAATACCCTAACTTTATTTCCACAATCACATAAGCACTCAATATACTGCCTTTTATCAGATGGCCTTCTTTCTGAAAGACCTATTGCTGTAAGCATATTAGATCTTTGACCTATATAATTATCTATGCTGATCTTAGGCTTCCTTGAGTAAGAACAGGACCCACAAGATTTCTGATGGCCTTTAATAACTCTGTCAGGAGCAAAGGAGATAATTCTTCCACAATCACACTTGAAATCAAACCCATTTGGGATATCTGAATTTTTTGATTGTGAAATTACAGTAAGATGGCCATATTTTTTCCCTTTATAATCGGAAATGTGATACTTGAGCATAAAAACAACACCTTGCCTTTCGTGTTTTTAATCGCCTACCAATAAACGTGCAGAAGTCACTAGGCATTGTGATTTTCGGGTCGCGATTCCCTATCTGCACAAAGATATTATAACACAAAAATATTAAAAATGATACTAATTCTTGCAAGATTATGTATATAAAAAATTATTACGGAGGTAAATAGTATGTTTAACTCAGGAAACTGTAGTGTACCATTAGTGGCTAGCATTGATGGTAACGGCAATAACAACGGCGGCTGGGGCAACGACGGCTGGGGGCTTATTTGGATCGTTTTGATCTTCGCCATTTTCGGCTGGGGTAATGGCTTCGGCGGTTGGGGCAATAACGGTGGCGGCATGGGTTCTACCGCGGCAGCCTACACAGATAGCGCAATTCAGCGTGGTTTTGATCACCAAGCGATTGTTGGAAAGTTAGACGGAATCAATAATGGTCTTTGTGACGGATTCTACGCAGTTAACAATAGCATGTTAACTGGATTCAACGGAATCAACACAAACATCATGCAGACTGGATATGGCATTCAGCAGGCTATCAACGCTGATACCGTAGCCAATATGCAAAATACAAATGCTCTGCAGGCACAACTCGCACAATGCTGCTGTGACAACAAAGAGGCACTCTCTAACACCAATTATAACATGGCTACACAAGCAAATGCAATTCAGCAGTCCATTGATAAAGGCTTCTGCCAGTTAAACTATAATGCAGCAACCAATACACGTGATATCATTGACAATGCCAATGCAAATACCCGTGCGCTGCTTGACTACCTTTGCCAGGACAAGATTGCTGCCTTACAGGCTGAGAACAATGATCTTCGCAGAGCTGCTTCACAGGATCGCCAGAGTGCACTGCTTACCACAGCAATGGCATCTCAGACACAGCAGATCATCAACGCAGTTAATCCAGCACCGATTCCGTCATATCAAGTTCCTAACCCAAACGTGTATTACGGATGCAATAGTGGTTGCAACTGCTGACAAAATTAAATATCGGTATCTTAACCAAAACGGTTATGTCTGCTAACTAACGCAGTATTACTATCAGCAAAGGGGCAGACTCGAAATAGAGCCTGTCCCTTATTTTAAGGAGGTATCAAATGGCAGAATATGTTGCAGTCGCAACGCAGGAAGTTGCGGCAAATGAAAATGTAACTTTTACAAACACATCTATTAAGGGTTCAAACTGCATACAGCACCGTGAAGGCAGTGGAATCATTACTCTTAGAGGTCTTACGAATCAGTGTCAGGCACGTTTTTTTGTAAACTTCTCCGCGAATATAGCTCTTCCAGCCGGTGGAACTGCGGCTCCTATATCATTAGCCGTTGCTATCAGTGGTGAGCCAGTGCCTGCTTCCAAAATGATTTCAACACCAGCTGCAGTATCTCAATTCAACAATGTGTCCTCAGGCATTTTTATCAGTGTTCCACGTGGCTGCTGCGTAAATATTGCAGTTGAGAATACAAGTGGCGTTGCTATTGAGGTTGCCAATGCAAACCTTATAGTGAATAGAGTTGCTTGATTGGAGGTAGACTATGCATAAATGGGCTAAAGAGATTTTAGAATGTGTCAAAGAAAAAGCCAAAGCTATCGGAATTGATAATTTTGAAGGTCAGAATCTCGATGATTTAAAAGATTGGACCGAAATTGTTAAGAACATTGCTTGCTTTGATAAAGATTATCGCATCGTTGAGGCAATGGATAAGCTGCAAAACGATGATGAAATCATGGAAATGGTTGAGCAATACGGTGATTACCCGTCACGCCGCTATTACGACCGCTACAGATACGCTAACGGCAGATTTGCCCCAAAGGGTAGAGGGACAAGAACCACAGGCAGACGTGGTTATGACGAACCGCCTTATTGGCACATGACACCAGAAATGTATTATGAATGGGCTGATATGCCAGAAGAAGAGCGTATGCGTGATCTTGATAGACTCCGCTTTGGGCGCATGTACTACTCTGACCCACGTAGAGGCGCCCAAATGCCGTCAGATGGTAGAAGTGTAGAAGATATGGGAATGAAGTCAGAAAGCCGATATGACCGTGCTAGAAGGTCATACAGTGAGACTAAGGACATGCACAAAGCTAACACCAAAGAAGACAATGACGCAAACATGCGAGGGCTTGAGTCCTTGCTGGCCGTCATTGACGAAGATCTTAAAGAGATCATGCCAGGGCTTTCAGCTTCCGAAAAAACAATGATGAAAACCAAGATGACAAACTGGGTACAGCGTATATAATCAATGGCACAACCGGGGGCAGATGCCCCCGGTTTTATTTCAATTGCGCATTTGCTATAAATGTGCTATAATGGGGGTATCAAATGTTTTTTACAGTAAATAACAGCACTTGGCAAGTTTGCTTTGTCAATCCTGGCGATCCGCAGTTGCAGCGCAGTGACGGAACATATACTCTCGGTGTAACCGACAACAATTTAAAGACCGTCTTTATGTGTAATGATCTGTCAAACCAGATGATTGATAAAGTGCTGTGCCACGAATTAACACATGTTCACGCAATGGAATACGGATACTCTATCCCGATTGAAACAGAGGAAATTGTCGCAGACTTTATAAGCCTTTTTGGCAGGAGTATAGTAACTGTTGCAGATGAACTTATATATCAGCTTTTAGGAAGTAATGCAATTAGGTACTGTGCATAAAATAAAGATCACAGTACACGCACGACTTTAGGCAATGTGCCAGAAAGGAAGGCAGATGTACACAAAGATTCACACGCAAAAAGACGTTCTCCGTGAGCGATATCTTTATCAATCCGAACTTACTCCACTGGGATTTCCAAAACTGTTCCCAGTACATGCTGCTCTGAGTGGGCTTAATGCAGTATCATTTTGTGAGGCGGCGAAAGAAAAAAATCCGAAGAAGGCGCTTTGCCACTTTTTTATTGATGATGCACGGTTCGAGCCATTGTGGAATCAGCCACAAAAGTATCTTCCAACACTTGAAAATTTTAAATACATCTGTGCTCCTGACTTCTCATTCTACGACTCTATGCCAAAGGTCATGCAGCTGCATCAAGTGTACAGGAGCCGTGCCCTGGCATGGTGGCTCTTTATGAATGGATGCGACGTCATCCCGACTGTAGGTTGGGGAAATGCAGAGACGTTTGATTTTTGCTTTGAAGGGTTGCCAGAAGAGAGTACGTTGGCAATCAGCACAAACGGTTGCTTCACCGATCAAGGCAAGGAGTGTTATCGGCAGGGCTTCAAAGAAATGTGTTCCCGACTCCATCCTACAGAAATTTTAGTGGTTGGACGTCCTATTGATGTGGACACAGATGTAAAAATCACGTATCGAGAATCATTTGGGCAGAAACTTACAAGAAAGTTGAGGGGATGATATGGGCGGTAGAAGTGGAAAGAAGCGCGAAATCAGCATAATAACCTATGTTGGCAGTTTGAAGCGAATCAGAACTGAGGAAACTGTCGGAAATATCACAGTCATAAGAACCGAATACAAACAGCAGAAGCAGAAGAAGCGCCGTAAGAAAAGCCGATAGATTTTGACATTATTTTACTGTAAAATAATGTATAGTAATGTAAAGTAATGTAAAATACTGTCAAGAACTGTAAAATAATAGGGATAGGTTTGACTCTATCCCTACTTTTTATTATGGTTTTTTTCTATGTCTCTTTCCGATTTCTTTTAGCTCATCTTCCCATCCCTGATGACTCTTTATGTATTCACCAAAGAGCTTTTTTTCAGCCTCTTTGCGTGCCGATGCTGCCTCTTCCAGACTAGCATATACTCCCAAATGATATTGTTTATGTCTAAATGTTATATATGCTCTATAGCTTCCGTCTTTTTGAAGCGAAACCCCGTTTACTTTTGTACTAGAATTTTTGTTGACAGTTCCATTTTCTCTTGATCTAATGCTTGGCAAGCAAGAACCATCCACATAGCAGCTTTTCTGTATTTCTTTCAAAAAGTCCCCATTATTACGGTTACAATTTACACACATATAATTTTTTTTCAATCTGGACAACTTGGTTTCTGTTTCTTTTCCACAAACTGGGCATATAGCTTTGCAATAAAAAACATTCTCCCCCTTTTTCTTAAAAATACTTACAATTTTAAATCCATTGATACTAGTTCCGACTTTTTTCTGTGCAATTCTCAAGTTGGTTTCGGATATTTTTTTAGAGGTAGTTTTTACATGCTCCTTATTGCACCCACAAGATTTAGATTTACCTGCTAATAGCATACGACTATATACGTTTCTAACTGTCCCACAGTCACATTTGCATAGAACTGAATACGGTCTACTTGATTCACCAATCACCTTCCACATTCCGAAACGATCACCAGTCTTAACCAAAGATTCTTTTCGTCTGGCTTTTAAGTATTCCTTATTGCATCCACAAGATTTAGAATCACCAGCGCAAAGAGATCTGTTGCTTACATCTCTAATCGTACCGCAAGTACATCTGCACTTTGAGTAATAGGGCTTGCTGCCTTGCCCTATTACTTCCCATTGCCCAAACTTATCACCTATCTGAATATTATATTTACCAATCATTCATCTTCATTCCCTCTCTCAATTTTTTGCTTTCGAATCACTTCCAGTGCCATTTTCACATCCTTTTCGGTCTTTTCAATTAGTAATTCTTACACTCTCCAACCTTTATTTACACTCAGAAGTTATTTGACTCGCCTTACCTTCTTTAAGTATGTTTTTTATATACCTTTCCACTATTTTCTCTTCATCCGCTGTTAAATCAATTTCTTTAAAAGATTTTAAATTGTCGCGCATTACCTGATTTGCCCATTGTGGTCCCTCAAAGCACAGACATTGAAGCGTATGCAGTATTTTTTGTGACGCTATGTAGCCAGGTGTAAGAGCCGGCATTCCTTTCAACATAATATTACGAGATGACGCAATAAAAAGTTTTGCCCCATCACCTGCAAATCTAATGCCCTTCGGATAAGTTGCAGGAATAAAATCGTTATTTCCTGTAATGCTACACATTCCATTTGGTTCCAAACTGTGAAGATAATAGTCTTTCCATTGTTTGTTTTGCCCGTCTCCTGATCGAAGAAGATTCAGGCAATATTTTTCATATTCTCCATTAAAACTTGCTCTTATCAATTCTTCCTGCGGAGCCATTACAAAACAAACAACAGTTTTTTCTTCTGGATAAGGAATCTTTTTTAGAAATTCTTGTAAAACATCCCTCATCAATCCTTTTTGAACAAATCTGTATACTGATTTTGCCAATTTGTCATCTACTTTAGAAATGTAGGCTTCTAATTGTTCCATATATTTATCGTGTTTTTCTTTGTTATAGTCTGCCGACAAATATTGCATATTCTCATGAATCGGATGCGGATTGTTTCCACTTGTTCTTGATTCAGATTCAATGGTGCACGGAATAGTAAAACGGTCTTTACCGTTTAACATCGCCCCTATGTAATTTCCATTTTCATCGAGCAATACCTTTATATGTGGTAAAATTCTTGTATGGGCTATTGGGATAATATCCTCAACACCCATATCTTCATACACTTTCAGCAAATTTTCCCAATTCATATTTGCCCTTCCTTTCTTTGTCAATATGCACTATTATAAGATAGCAGTACTGTTTGCACATTGTAAATATTATACAAAATATTTTATGTTCTCCTATCAAGCACTCCCAAAATACAGTGCAACCGCCATACCGCCGAAGATCAACGCGCCAAGTAACAAGTCACCAATGCCATTTGCTACTGCATCAAGCATTTTTTTCATGATTTTTTTAATCATTGCCTTGAATCCTCTTGACCTTTGGCAGAGAATGGCACGCTCTGCACTGCTGCACATCTTCTCAATCTGCAGGCTTGATTCCCAGATTACCTTCATTTTATCACCTCTTTCCGTTTCACGCAACCTTTTCGATAGTAACAACCGCTAATGTCGGCGCTTCGTATCTGAAAAAATCGGCTGCATTTTTAAACTGTGAATCCATCACCGGGATATATTCGTCTGGGTAGATGTGAGCTGTAGAATACTGAATACAGCCTGGATTCTTTATAGATACTGCCTGTAAAATCATTGTTTTAACCTTTCTTTGCTTTGTTCAGTGCATACATTGCTTTGCATGTATTGCTATTTCCATATAGTTACTTTTTATTATCTCCGTGATGCTTGCCAAATGTGGCAAGTAGTGCATGACGCCGTTTCGTGTAGCTCTCAAATCTTTTACCGGATCACCCCGGCACTACAGGGGTAACGGACCCCCAGACGGTCTTTCCTTTATCCTGTCAGTTTTTACCGTACTTGCCGCAGCTTTCCGCACCGCCTGACCTTTACAGCCTTTAACCTTTTTCGCTGGTTTCCATCTCGTATGCAATCGGTTGTGTTAGCAGATGCATAAGCTGCTAGATGTCCAGACGATTATACAGCTTTCTGGATCTCGTGCCGTTTGCGGACGTTAGCGCCTCCGCATTTGCGGTTGATGTTTTTTCCCTTGTATTTTGACGGCGTCGCTTTTGTCTCAACCTCTTGCCAACCTCGCCGGGGTTTATCGCAGCACCTGCGCCGGGTATAGATCACTTATAACCGCATGGGTAGCCCTCACCGGAGGCGGTCACACCTCCCAAATAGCGTCCCCAGGTCGTGAACCTCGCCGCCTAAAGCGGAGAAACGCAAAACTTAAAATTCCTTAGCGTAGCTTTCAGCATCTGCCAGAGTCCGGCACAACTTGCAAATATTACTGTATTCACCATCTACAAAAATCTGCACACTGTAACCATAACCGCGAAGTCTTGCCGGGTGAGTGTCGCCCAGCAAGACAATTTTTGTTGTGATCATCGCTTTCCTTTCTCTCTTTCAAGCCATTTTCCAGCCAATTCGCGTTCTTGCTCAGTTGCCTTTGTAATTTTTCCGTCTGGATATACGCGGAAGGCGTGCCACTTGTAAACACCCACAAAATACTCAACGTCTTCCTCACTCATGCAGGCGTAAAGATCCTTACACATGTCATCACTGTAAAACTCGGCGTGTTCCTTGCCATATCTCAGAACCTCATCTGCAGCCTTTAAAAACTTGCCATTTCCGGCATAGCACCAGCCACGGCCGCTGTCCTTCGTCCAGATCTGGACGTTATAACGGAAACCGTGCGCCATAGCTGGGGCGCTTTCATTCAATCTAATAATTTGTAATGTTGTCATAACTTTTCCCTTTCTTGCCCGCCATCATCAGCGCCGGGAGGCAATCCCCAACGGACGCCCCAAGCCGGGGCGTTTCGGCTTAAATCTCTTCTATTTCATCAATGTAAAAATCAACCATATCAACCGCGGCTGTAAAGCGCTGCTGGACAGAAAAGCTAAATCCAAAGTCTTTATCATACATGGCCGAAGCACTTGTAGCTACATAGTAGAAGAGGTCTGCCGCCTTGTCTTTATCAAAGGTCCCCTTTCTTGCTTTTTTTCTGAGGTTTTCAATACTTGGCTTAATCTGGCGATTGTACAAAACGCCTGAGTTAGTAGCATATAAAAACAGCTCTCTTGCTTCATCGGATGCCTTATAAAACATGTTTTTTGTTCTCTTCATATTTTTTTTACTTCCTTTCTGTGTTTGTTGTTTTCCTTGTTTCTGACTGTATTATACTTCTATAGCTAGCTATAGTCAACTGTGATATTTCACAAGCTAGCTATAGATTTTTTGTTTATTTTGTCTATAGCTAGCACTATATTTCTATGTTATAATTATGCTAGTGGTGGAATAGGGCCATTATTTATAGGAGGTGTAAAATGAGCAAGTATTCAGAGGCGCAGAAAAACGCGATCATGAAGTATCAAAAAGAACATCTTGAGCAAATAAATATTCGCGTGAAAAAAGGATGCAAGCAAAAGTATTTAGACGCAGCAGCCGCCAGAGGGCAAAGCCTAGCGCAGTTTTTGACAGATGCAGCCGATGCAGCTATAGACCGCGATAGCATCCGATCAGCGGCACCAGATGCAGAAGGACCTGCAGCACCTGCGGCAGAGCCGGAGCCGTCCAGCCAGAAGACCAAGAGCCAGATGCCAGACCTGGAAGCGGTAGACCTGCAAAGACTCTTGACTGATGCACGGTATCAGCTTGATATCATGGATATATACGGCCAGGAGCAGACGCAGCGGCTACTTGATCAGGCACGAAGCAAATAAAATAAGGTGGGCATTTTCGCCCACCTTATTTTTTTAAATGAAATAATATTTTCTTACTGTTTTTTCCGTTCTGTTAGGGCTGATACTTACTAACTCGTCCGGAAGATATCCGGCCTTTGTATAGCCGCAACTTACTTTTTCGTATCCGCCTAAATCTTTAAAAAATTGTACTGCATCAAATACATTAAAAACATAAGTTGCCGGTACTTCTTTTTCTTCTTTTTTCACTTCGACCCAACGCGCGCCGCGCTTAGCATAGGTTGTTTTTTCTTCTAAAATCTTGCCGCCGAAATCCTGGAGACTAGAAATATTTGGATATTTCTTAAAAAGCTTTCTGTAAGTTTTTGCTAACTCTGAATATAACATTGTTTTTTCCCTTTGCTTGATGTATAATCAAGCTACCTTTCTTTTTTTTGATTGGTGCCGGTTGCGTTTGCTTGGTAGGTAGTGCAACCGGCTTTTTTTGTTTACACCCTTATTATATCACTTTTAAAAGTTATGTCAAGACTTTTTATAACTTTTTTTCGTTATATTTTTTCTTGACTTTTTGCCGTTAAAAAGTTACTATATATATATGTAGCGATACACCAAGCACGAAAGGAGAGTACTACAAGTATGATAAAGTTTAAATTTGACGTAGCCGGCGCACTGGCTACCGCAGGCGTTACAGCCTACACAGCGCAGAAAAGCGGCATTTTATCACAGGATACATGGCGAAAGATTAAGGCAGGAGATACACATATAAGCCTTGAGGCTATCAATCGTATATGTTGCATTTTGCACATGCAGCCGGAGCATCTTATATACTATGCACCAGACCAAGCCGAAGAAGAAAAAATTTTAAAAAACTTTCAAAAAAAAGCTTGACATAGTAACTTTTTTAAGTTATACTAAAGGCACAAAGAGAGAAAGGAAGCCCCAAAGGGCAAAGGTAAAAAGATATGAAGAAGGAGCAGTATACAACAAAATTTTATGAGGACAACGGTGGCGGTATCCAGGCAGTGACACGCGATGAAAGCGGCAAGGTTGTAAACGTTCTCAGCGGTTTCGAGGCTGACCCAGGAACAGGGCTGTCAGTTCTGGCAGCAGCTCGCGAAAACTGGCCATATGCAGACCCGTTCGAG